GGATGGGATAAGGCATTTAATCAGTTTGCTGAAGATGCTTATAACTATGGTCGTTTAGCAGAAGAAATGTTTAAATCTATAACAGGCAATATGTTTTCTGCTTTAGATAACTTTGTTGAAACAGGCAAATTTAAGTTTAGCGATTTTGCATCAAGCGTTATTAAAGACCTTATTAAGATACAACTAAGAATGTCTGCTATGCAAATGTTTAGTCAGGCAGGCGGTTTGTTAGGTGGTTTATTCGGTGGCGGTGCTACTGCAGGTGGCGCAGGGGCAACTGGTAGTTTTGTTAGTCCTTCTTATGGCGGTGTTGCAATGGCGGCAGATGGTGGAATGATTAGTGGACCAACCATTGTTGGAGAAAATGGTCCTGAATTGTTTATTCCACAACGAAGCGGAACTGTTATACCTAATCAACAAATGTCAGGTATGTCAGATAGTCAGCCAACCATTGTTTATAACGGACCATATATTGCCCAAATGTCTGCAATAGACACACAGTCTGCCACACAATTTTTAGCACAGAATAAATTAGCGGTATGGTCAGCCAATCAATCTGCTAGTCGTGGAATGCCAACATCAAGGTAATTTATGAGTTTAACAACCATTCTTTCTATTAGCGAATCTGTAGGCATTAATGACCATCGTTTTGTAGGTCAAGTAGTTAGCCGAAACCAAAGAATTAGCACATCAGAAATTGTAACTGTTGTGCCATTTTTCTTTGACATGAAGCCAATGAATTATTTGCTTTATAGTCAAAACAGAGTATTGCTAAATTCTTTACGGATTCCTGATAAAGCCCTAGAACAGTATTTAAATTTTGGTGCTACAGGTTGGGAAAACTATATAGAGTATCAAGGCGATATGACTAGCGGACAAATTAGTGCCTGCCAATGGCAGACAAGTTCTGCAAACAAAACACTTGTGTTGGGTTCTTTGCCTTCTATTTCTTCTTCTGCTTATATTGTTCGTGCAGGCGATTTTTGTCAGGTTGGCAGATATGCGTATATAGCAACAGCAGATGTAACTAGGGGCGGTGGATCAACAGTTAATATACCTGTGCATCGCAATTTAATTGCAACCCTAGCAAGCCCTGTTAATGCTGTTATTGGGCAATATGGAACTACTATAAGTCTAGGCGGTAGTTCTTATACAGGTGTTACCTTTCCTGTAATACTAAGGGATTACCCTACCTATACCCTAGTGCCTATGACTAATGATTCTTTTATTCAATGGTCAGGCAATTTTCAAGCGTTTGAAAGCGTGCTATGAGTGAAGTTATAACACCTGTAGAAAATACTAACAATATACGATATGCGGACTTTGTAAGGGTTATTAGCCCTGATGGGACATATCGTTTTTCTACTGCGCCATCTTCATTAACTATAGCGGCAGTAGATGCACAACCATTTAATGCGCTAGGTCAATTAGTGCGTGTTGGCGATATTCAGCGAGATATTAAATCGACTGCTAACGAAACCACATTTACTCTTGTAGGTATTGACACAGCAATGCTTGGTTTTGTATTAGGACAGCAAATTAAAGGCAGTCAGATACAAGCATGGAAAGGTTTTTTTGACACCAATGGCGCATTGATTACATCAGGTGGTCAGGGCGGTTTGTATCAATATTTTAATGGCTATATTAGTTCATTTTCGATCAGCGAACAATGGATGGAAGATGTGCGTATGTTTGTTGGTGTGATAACTGTTTCTGCATCATCGATACAACTAATTTTGCAGAATCGTGTCGCAGGTCGTTATACCAATGACAACTCATGGCAATTTTTTGCACCCGGTGATACGAGCATGGATCGTGTGCCATTTATTACTAACATTAATTATTACTTTGGAAAAGGCGCAAGTCCAAATTCATGATTAGACAGGCAACAAAATACGACAAAACAGAAATTATAGAAATGATGCAACTGTTCAGATCAGAAGCAGACATTGAGCATTACAGGCATTTAGACAATATAGTTTATTGGAACAAATTACTAGACAACATAATAGCAGGACAAGGAGTAGTGTTTTTAGAGCAAGGCAAAGGATTGCTAATGGCAATAATTACACATACTGCTTGGTGCGATAGAACTTTTCAGATGTATGAGTTGGCTTGGTATGTCAAACCCGAATATAGAAATACAACAATAGGATATAGATTACTTAAAGAATATATAAGTTATGGATCGCAACTTAAAGAACAAGGCAGAATTAAGTTTTTTTCCATAGCCAAAATGACTACAAGCCCGAATATAAAGTATGACAAATTTGGATTTAATAAATTAGATGAAACTTGGATACAGTAAATTTGCAATAGCAACAGTCCTGCTTACTTATGCAGGTTCTAGTTTTGCTGTTGGTATGACGATTGCAACTGCATTGGTAACTGCAGGATATTTGTCTGCTACTTATGTAGCGGTAACTGCATTTGCTATTAATATGATTGTTGCAACTGTAGTAGCAAAAGCCTTCTTTTCTCCAAATCAGCCATCAGGCGATTTTGGCGCAGGATCAAGTCCTAATCCCGGAAACAATCAACAAGTTCCACCTGCAACTGATAATAAATTGCCTGTTGTGTATGGTTCTTCTTATGTTGGTGGCACAATTACTGATTTAAGCATTACAAGCGACAATCAGCAACTCTATTATGTAATTTCTATTTGTGAAGTAACAAACACAAACGCAGGGCAAACACCCGACACAATTACTTTTGGCAATGTTTATTATGGCGGTAAATTAGTTCAATTTACTAATAGCACAAGTTCTAGCATTACAGGATTATTAGATGAATCTACAGGAATTGTAGATACTACTGTTGCAGGTCGCATTGAGTTTTATTTATACCCTAATGGTTCTGCTACTCCTGCAAGGGGAACAGGTAGTGCTATAGATGTAATGAGTAACGCTAATTTGGTATATCAATGGGATAACACTAAGTTAATGACTAACTGTGCATTTGCTATTGTTAAACTTACTTATAGTCAATCTGCTAATGTTCGTGGTATTGAACAGACTAAGTTTCAGGTAACAAATAGCAGAACTAATACAGGCGATTGTTTTTACGACTATTTAATTAATACTCGCTATGGTGCATCTATTCCATTAAGTCAAATAGACACCACAAGCCTTACTGCTCTTACAACTTATTCTAATCAGTCTTTTGCCTATACAGATGCAAATGGTAATCCTGCAACTCAACCACGATTTAAATTTAATGGCTTAATAGATACCAATAGAACTATTATGAACAACCTGCAAGATATGACATCTTGCTGTGATTGTTTGCTTAAATATAACGAAGTATCAGGTAAGTGGGGTGTTATTGTTCAAGAGCCTACTTACACAGTAGCCATGAACATTAATGATAGTAATATGGTTTCCTCTATTACTATTAGTCCTTTAGACATTGCAGGTTCTTACAATGTTGTGGAATGCAAGTTTCCTGATGAATCTAATCAAGATGCGTTTAATTCTGCAACATTTGATTTGGCACAGATTGATCCTGCATTGTTATATCCAAATGAGCCTGTCAATAAAGTATCGTTAAGTCTGCCATTAGTAAACAATGATGTTCAGGCTCAATACATAGCGACTAGAACTCTTAAGTCCGGCAGAGAAGATTTACAAGTTTCGGTAGATGTCAATTTTATTGGTCTTGAATTAGATGCAGGTGATGTAGTAACTGTAACTAATAGCAATTATGGATGGACTAATAAATTATTTAGAATTACTAAACTATCTCAGACATTTACAGATGATGGCGCAATTATTGTTAAGTTAAATCTTACCGAATTTAATCCTGCTGTTTATGACGATACAAGCATTACGCAATTTCAACCTGCGCCCAATACAGGCATTGGCGATCCAACATTCTTTGGAACTGTTCCTGCGCCTGTAATAACTGCACAATATCCTACTGCAACTAATCCTTCATTTGGTTTAGTAATCACAACATCACAATCAGGCATTATTCAATATGCTGAAGTTTGGTATTCAGCGTATAGCAATCCTTTGCAAACACAGATGTATTTTGCAGGAACAAGTGAAGTGCAATCCAATGGCACACCTTGGAATACTAATACTGTATTGCCTACAGTATTTTTGACTAATATTCCTGCAGGTAATTGGTATTTCTTTACTCGCATGGTCAATAGCCTTGCTAGTTCTGCTTATAGTAGCCCTAGCACTTTATTTCAATGGCGACCAAGCACATTCCAATACACAGACAGATATTTGGCGGTAGCGTATGCGGACAATATTACAGGCTCTAGCAACTTTAGTTTTAGCCCTACTAATCGCCTATATTATGGATTGTGCAATCAGTCTAGCATTACTCCACCTGCAACTGCATCATCTTATACTTGGTATTTAGCCGACCCTGCATTTGGCACAAATATATTTTTAGGCTATACAAATCGCACAGGTCGTAAGTTTAGTTTTGACACAGGTTTTGCAGGATATGCAGGTGGCAATGGTGCATTTGTTCTTACACAGGCTACTATATTTGACCCTTCTATTTGGTCTGCATTACCTGATGGCACAAATATTATTGATCTTGATGAACGCACAGGACAATTAATTCAGACAGGAACAACTAGCGTAGGAACAGGCGAAATTGATGTTGTCAATAATGCCGATGGCAAGATTGTTGCGGCACTTAAACCATTCCTAGATTTTGGTGGTCCTTATCAGCAAACAAGCGCAGTTGCTACTTTAACCATTGATATTTATGGGCGTGTAGTTGGTTTTGAAACACCTGATTCGTTTTACTATACTGAAGAACAATTTGTTGCTACAGGTGGGCAAACTGTATTTAGCGTAACTCGCAGTTCAGGATATATTATTAATAATTGTTGGGTGTTCCAAAATGGTGTATTGCTAGACAATTCTGAGTTTACTGATACAGGTGGCGCAACAGGAACAGTAACTCTTACAAATCCTGCAAGCGCAGGAGATCAAATATTTATCATATCTTTTAGGTCAAATAACTCTACAACAGGCAATTACGCATCATTTAGCCGAAATGAAGTAGATGTAACGAATGTAAGCCAAATAGACTGCACAGGTCTATTTACTCTTAATAGCGGATATGAGTTAATTTTTATTAACGGAACAGTTCTAAATGAGCAGGATTACAACATAGTAGGTCAGGTTATTACAGACTTTCCATCGGTTTTGACAGGCAAAGTTGTGGTCTATCAATGGACATCTAATAACCTTGGAACGCCTAATGGAAACCCTGTTAATGTGGCATTTAATACAATCCCAAGTCAGGCTAGTTATTTATTTAACTATGATCCAAATGCCTTTAATTTGTATCAAAATGGAGTTCATTTAAAGCAGGGAACGGACTTTACAACAGGTTCGGGGGTATATACATTGACCAATACTCCCGATACAATATTAAACATTATGGTCAATCAAACCTTTGCAAGAACGGGGGCAGTATGACGCAAGCATTTAATTTGGCACTATTAGCCAATGCAGTAGATACATCGGGCAAACTTAATGTTGGAACTAACGCAACAGGAACTTTGCCATTAGCCAATGGCGGAACAGGAACTACTAATACTGTTAATTCTATTGTTGCCGGAACTGGTATTACAACTTCTGTTAGCGGAACTGCGGTAACTATTAACGCATCAGGTTCAGGAACAGTTACATCCGTAGCAACAGGTAACGGACTTAGTGGTGGAACAATTACTACTAGTGGAACTTTGACTGTTGCGTGTCCTACATTTAATACAGTAGGAAGTTATGCTTTAGGCACATTTAATGGAAATCAAAATACTGGAAATGGCGGTGGAACTTCGGGAACTAATTATAGTGTAGGACTAGGATTAACACAACTTTCAAGTTGTTCGTTACCGGATTGGGATCAAGGTTATGGTATTCAGGCTGTCATATTGGCTCAAAATAATTTATCAGGCACTTGGAAATGGATGAGTGCAACCGGAAATTCGAATGTTAATGGCGGTAGATGCTGTGGATTAATTTGTAGAGTTTCTTAAAATAAGGAAATATTATGTTTACACTTCAATATGCAAAAAATCCAATTTGGAATGATGAGGAACACAATCAAATTGTTTTGACAGTCAAATGGGAAGAATTTGTAGAAGAAATGCCATTTGGTGCTTGTTTGTTTGACCCTGAACCTTGGGGTGTTGATTTATACAATCGTGCAAAAGCGGGTGAATTTGGTGAAGTAGCACCTTATGTAGCCCCTATTATTCCTAGCATTGATTTTGAGCCTACACCTACAAATGGCAACTGAATACTGCAAAGGCAGAATCTATCCTAATAGTGTGCCTGAGTTTAGAACATTACAAAAACAAGATGGCACACTAGAAATGCAAGTTCGGTATCGGAATGATGCAATGGGATATTTAGGTAAATGGATGCCTGTTCAAACTGAGGTAGAAGAAGTAAAATAAATAAAAAAAT